ATGGTTTTAATCATATGATAGAGCAAAGTGGCCACTAAAAAGGAAATGTATGAGCTTGTACGAAAATATTAATAGAAGAAAACGTCTTGGGATCTCTAGATCTAAAGCTGATTCTACTGTATCTAAATCATCATATTCTAATATGAAAAAAGGATTTCCAGAAAAAGCTGCTACTGGTAAAATAATAAAAGCTAAAGTAGGTAAAGCAGCTAAAACAAGTATGATGGAAAAAGCAGGAAAAGCTACTGCCGCACTTTATAAAAAATTACCTGAAGAAGGATTAATAGCTAAAGCTAAAAGAGCAGCTAAAAAAATTACTTCAAAAACAAAAAATTTATTTAAAGCTGCACCTGCAGCAGGAACAGGAAAAACATTATCTAAAACAAAAGAATTAGCAAAGTATACTGGTAAAATTGGAAAAGCTTCTAAATTAGCTAGAGCTTCTAGATTGGCAAGAATAGCTAGAGTTGCAGGACCAGTAGGGGTAGCTGTTTTAGCAGGTGAGGCTGTACTTAAAACAATTCCACTTACTAAAGAAAGAAAAGCAAAAGTTGCAAAAATTAAAGCAAGAATAAAAAAACAAAATAAAGGTAAATCTGCAAATCAAATGGCTGATGAGCTAGCGAGTCCGAGTGGAAGATCTACAAGAAAAATTAAAAAGAAATCTGAGGGTGGTTATATGACTTTTAGTAAAGGTGGCTTTGCAACAAACTATTACAAAGGATTAGTATAGTGGGTAAGAAAAAATACAATATAGAGTTAAACCAAAAAAAAATCAATAGGAGGAAGTATGTTAAAAGGTAATCAAGTAAAATTAGATAAAAACAAAGATGGTAAAATATCAGGAAAGGATTTTAAAATGATGAAATCTAAAAAAGGAAGTATGGCTCAAAAAAAACCTGGTGGGGCTATTTTAGGAACTTTAGCTTTAGGTATGCTAGGTCAAAAATTTCTTAAAAGTAAAAACAGTAAATCTACATCTATTCCTGCAACTGGTTTACTAACAAAAATGCTTAAAGATAAAAAAGATAAAAATAATAAAGAAACAGAGCAAAAAACAGCAAGACATGGAGGATACATGACAAAAGCCAACAAAGGTATGATGATGAACAAACCATCTACTAGAGGTTTTGGCGCAGCTAGAACTTCAGGTATGGGTTTAGAAAATGAAGCATTACAACCTGGAAAAATTTACGATAAAGTTAAAGCTAAAAAAGGTAAAATGGCTAAAGCTTCTATGGGTGAATTTATTACTGTTTCAGAATATAGCGAAGATTTAATTTAATAAGGTGTATCTATGGCTACATCAGGAACTACAACTTTTAATTTAACAATAGATGATGTTATTTCAGAAGCGTATGAGAGAATTGGTATACAAACTAATAGTGGACATGATTTAAAATCTGCTAGAAGAAGTTTAAATATTTTATTTTCTGAATGGGGTAATAGAGGTGTTCATCTTTGGAAAGTAGAATTAAATGAAGTTGCGTTAGTTGCCGGTCAAGCAACTTACACTGTACCTTCAAATGTTTCAGATGTTTTAGAAGCTTATATATCTACAACACCTACAGCACAAAATAATACAAATACTCAAGATGTAACTTTAACTAAAGTTGATAGATCAGCCTATCAAGCTATTCCTAATAAATATCAAACAGGGCAGCCTTCACAATATTATGTAGATAGACAAATAACACCAACTATTAGTTTATACTTAGCTCCAGATGCTAGTACATATACAACATTAAAATATTATTCTATTAATAGAATCCAGGATGCGGGGTCCTATACAGATGATCCTAATTTACCTTTTAGATTCTTACCTTGCATGGCTTCAGGTCTTGCATATTTCTTATCTCAAAAAAGAGCTCCAGCAAGAACAGAAATGTTAAATAGAATTTACGAAGATGAAATGGTTAGAGCATTAAGAGAAGACGGTTCTAGAACTTCAGTTTATATTTCACCACAAACTTATTATGGAGATGGAGTATAATGTCTTGGGCAAGAGGTAGAAGATCATTAGCGATTTCTGATAGATCAGGTATGGCATTTCCATATACTGAAATGGTTAAAGAATGGAATGGATCGTTAGTACATATTACAGAATACGAACCTAAATCTCCTCAAATTGATCCACCTTATCATAAGGCAGATGCGGTTGCTTTACAAAATCCTAGATCACAAAAATTTCAACAACCAACTCAAGAATTTTTAAGTTCACAAGATAAAACATCTTCTAACTCAGGAGGTACAATGGTTGGAGTGGCTAATCTAACTTTACCTGGAGACTTTGCTTTCCAAACAAGAAATGCTATTGATACCAGAGATAACTATGCAACTAATATTTCTAATATTGGAGTAGGAATGGTTCCAACAAACCCTTCATTACAAAATAGAAGAAGACAATTACTTCCTCAAATAGGATTAGTAAAGGTGGTTATTTCATAATGGCTATTGCACACTCAACTTTTTTAACACAAGTAAGAAATTACACAGAAGTAGATAATACAGTTTTAACAGACTCTATTATTCAAGAATTTATTAGAATTGTAGAATTAAATGTTGCAGGTACTGTTGATTATGATGACTTAAGAAAATATGATCAATCAGCATTTACTTCAGGTAATAGAGCTTTAAGTTTACCTTCAGATTGTATGATAGTAAGATCATTACAATCTTTAATTACTGTAGATGGAGTAACTACAAGAACTTTTTTAGAAAAAAGAGATACTAGTTTTATATCAGAGTATAACCCAACTAATACAACAGGATCTCCAATTTATTGGGCTGCTTGGGATGAGTTTAATGTTATTGTTGCCCCAACACCTGCAGCGGCTTATGTGGTACAATTAAATTTTATAAAAACACCACCTAATTTTACATCTACAACTACTACCTACTTATCTAAATACCAAGAAGGAATGCTTTTACATGGAGTTTTAGCAGAATGCTTCAGATATTTAAAAGGCCCTCAAGATATGCTACAGTTATACGAAACTAAGTATAAAGAAGAACTACAGAATTTTGCCCTACAACAAATGGGTAGAAGAAGAAGAGGTGAATACGATGACGGAGTACCAAGAATAGTAATCCCATCACCTTCACCGAATCAAACAGGAAGCTAATATTAATAAGAAAAAGGAGAAATTATTATGGCAATAACAACAAACGCAATATGTAATTCATTTAAAAAAGAATTATTAGAAGGAGCACACAAGTTCCAATTCACAAGTGGAAGTACTTTTAAATTAGCATTATACAATTCTAATGCAACTTTAGGTAAATCAACAGCAAACTACTCAACTAATCCAGGTGGAGGAGCTAATACTGAAGTAGCAAATACTGGAACGTATGTAGCTGGTGGTTTAGCTTTAGTTAAACCAAATCCAAGTACATCAGTGGCTAGTTCAACAGCTATTGTAGATTTTAGTAACTTATCATTTACTTCAGTTAGTTTAACTGCAAGAGGTGCTTTAATTTACAACACAACTACAGCAGGTGGTTCAAATACAACTGACTCTGTTTGTGTATTAGATTTTGGTGCAGATAAAACAGCAACTTCTGGAACTTTTACAGTTCAATTCCCAGCGTTTACTACAAGTGCTGCGATTTTAAGAATTGCATAACAATAAAAAATGAGCAGGTTAAATATTTATGTCAGTAATCAGAACTTTTACAGTAACAGTAGTAAGCACTGGATCTGGTAATAAATATGTTATTAATGGCCTTCAGCAAGAGACAGTAAATCTTGCTGAAGGTGCAACCTATCGGTTTGATCAAGCTGATAACAGTAATAGTGGACATCCATTTAGATTTTCAACAACAAGTAATGGCACATGGGCTGGTGGATCTGAATATACAACAGGTGTAACTACAAACGGTGTTCCGGGAAACGCAGGGGCTTATACACAAATAACTGTTGCCGATCCTGCACCTCAACTTTATTATTATTGTACTAATCACTCTGGAATGGGTGGTCAAGCTAATACAGTAAGTTCTAATACATGGGGAATGCTTCAATGGGGTGAAAGAAGTTGGGGTGATCAAGATGATAACATTGCAGTTGTAACTGGGACTTCACTTACTACAAGTATAGGTAATGAAACAATTGATGCAGAAATAAATGCAGGTTGGGGAAGACTTGAATGGGGAAGTATGGGATGGGGAGTTCCTTATTCCGCATTAATTAGTGGAACAGCTTTAGCTTCTTCAATTGGTACAGCTACATCAGCAGCAGAAACAATAGTTACTCTTACAGGACAATCATTAACTTCAGTTACAGGTAATGAAGCAATTGGTATTGGAATAAATGTAGATGTTACAGGTATTTCTTTGTCAGCCAGTGTTGGTAGTGTGTCTGCAATATCACTACAAGGAACTCAAGCAGATACATCAATTGGATCTGTAGATATTCAAGTTGATGGAAGCATATCTATCAATGTTACAGAACACACAATGCAAACAGCCATCGGTACTACTTTAACTGCAAGTGAAGTAGGACCAATTGTAACAACTGCCGGATTATTACAAACCTCAATAGGAAATTCAATTATAGATGCAAATACTTTAATTGATGTAACTGGAATTGCTTTAACAAGTAATATTGGTCAGGTAATAGTATCATCAGTGGTAGAGCTAACTGGAATTGCTATGACTGCTTCTATAGGTGAAGAATTACCAGTAGCAGATGTAGTAGTTGATGTAACAACTGCTGGATTATTACAAACATCTATAGGAAATGTAGATGCAGTATCAGTAGTTGATTTAGTTACTATGATTGCTAATACTCAAGTAGGATCAGTAACTACAGCACAAACTGCTAATGTATTTGTGACTGGTATTTCAATGAGTACAAGCATAGGAAATGTAGCGGTAACACCATGGTCAGAGGTAGATTTAGACGTAAATAATACTTGGACTGAGGTTGATCTAGCTGCTTAAACATAGTAAAATATTAACACAATAGGAGAACAAAATTTATGGCATCAGCATATACAGGTCTTGGCGTTGAATTAATGGTCACGGGTGAAAACTCGGGAACATGGGGAGATAAAACTAATACTAATTTAAATCTTATATCACAAATATCAGGTGGTTTTATTTCACAAGCAGTTAATGGAACTGGCGCTACAACACTAGCAGTTATTGATGGAAACACAGGAGCAGCATTAGCTACAAGAAGTATTAAACTAACCGGTACAATTACTGGAAACATAACTGTAACTATTCCTCTTGATGTAGAAAATTTTTATTTTATAGAAAATGCAACAAGTGGAGCACATACAGTTGAGTTTAAATATGCAACTGGAAGTGGTTCAAGTGTTACTTGGTCAGCTACTAATAAAGGTTTTAAAATTGTAAATGCAAAAGCTGATGACGGTACTAATCCAAATGTTACAGAAATAGCTCTTTCAACTTCTCCGGCAGGAACAACAGGTCAAGTTCAAATCAATAGTTCTGGCGCTTTTGGAGCTGTTGCTGAAGGAACATCAGGTTTTGTATTAACATCAAATGGGTCTGGAGCAGCCCCAACAATGCAGGTTGGTGGAATATCAACTGGTAAAGCTATTGCAATGGCAATGATTTTCGGTTAAAATAACAATATAGGAAAAAAATTATGGCAAACCCAAATATAGTAGCAGTAACAACAATCAATGGTGGAAACGCAGGTTGGAATTTATCAGCATCTGCAACAGATACTTTAATGACAGTTAGTGGATCAGGTGTTATTGTTAAAGTAAATAGAATTACAGTAGCAAACGTAGATGGTTCTGCAGCAGCAGATGTTAGTATATTTATTGATGGTTTAGGAACTGGCGCAGCAGGAGTATCAGTTTCAGGTGGAGACTCTGCAGTTTATTTAGCAAAAACAATTTCAATACCAGCTGATGCTTCGTTAGTATTACTGGATACACCTATCTATATGATGGAAGGTGACATTTTAAAAGGTGGAGCGAGTGCGGCGGGTGATCTTGATTTATTTGTATCATACGACGTAATATCATAGGGAGGTAATAAGCTATGGCAAATGGCGGAATTATCGGACCAGTCAACACAGTACAAGCAGCAGTTTGTGTTAGTGAAAAATTAACTACATTTACATCATC